ATTTGATTTTTACTATGACAAGTATAAGAATGTTAAAGGTATTGAGTATGGATCAGGAACCATACCACCAAATCGTTTTGGTCTTAAACCACCACCAAAGAAAAAAGGTAAAACTGTAAGGGGTAAGTAATGAGCGACAAACTAAGAGATCAAATAAATGAACTCATTCGAGATGAGATTCAAGATGTCATCAATGACTATGTTGATGCACAGGAGGAGACTCAAAAGGCTGGTCTTGGGTTTGTTGGGAAGGAAGATGAGAAGGAATTAAAGGTCAATATTCGCAAAAGCGAGGTTGATAAGTTAATAAAAGAATATAAAAAGATTAAGAAAAAAGAAAGAAGTAATCTAAATAAGATCAAAAGTCTAGGATTGGTAGATAAGAACGGTAATCCGCTGTAAAAATTAAGAATTGTTACAAAATGAACAATTAAATTAGCATATATAGGCTGAATGTGTTAATATTAACACATCGTTCATCCTATGATTGAGTTAGCATTACTGGGACTACTCCTATCTGAACATAATAGTTTCCACTGGGAGATAACATGTGCAGATTGGAATCAAGCAAGGATTGAGATACTGAGCGATCAATATCACTCTCCAGATGCGAAGGAGTATCTTATAGATTACTTCCGAACAAAAGTACCAGATCAATATTGCGAACCTTTTATCATTGGACGCAAGTAGGCCGACTCGGAACGGGTTCGTTCATCCCGAAAGGGACGCAAAAGCCGACTGAAGGAACGGGAACACGGATCACCCTACGGGGTTAAAGGTGCAAAGTCCAATTACTTTAGGAGAAACCAAATGGCACAAGTCACATACAGAGGAGTTAGTTACGACTCTGAAGAGTACAACGCAAAGGTACTCGCAGAAGCCGCTCAAAAGCAACGTCACGAGTTAATGTATCGTGGTATTAAAGTAGAGCGTAAATTCGCATCTAAGAGTTGAGTGGCATCATGTTAGTTACAGCAGAAATTCTCGCAGCTAGCGTTGTGTTTCTGACCATTATCTACGCAGAAGCACACCTGCTTTATTCAAGGTAAAGACCCATGATACGTATAGGGTGGGAACCACCCGAAATCCCAGATTTCGATCCAGAAATTCATAACCCAGAGAAAGTATTTGCTCTCTTGTGTTATCGTGGGATTCATTATGCGAAGTGGGTATACTTAGATGTAGTTTTCAATAAACAATGGAAACTATTTAATCCAAGAGGGAAGGGTTGACCTTTCCTCTTTTTTTGTATATAATAAATAAAATGAAAAGTTTTCATGGACAAAGGAAAATTAAAAGTCTTAGTCATGGCTCTTAAGGAGATCGTTGAAGAACTAGAGAGCGAAGTATATTCTGATGTGGATGCTTACAAATCTCCTGCGACTTTCTCATCTGCACCGATGAATTATGATGAGATGTTTGATGATGGTTCAGATTGATGACAGTATCACTTATTAGTATTACTCCTGACGCTGAGAAAACTATGGCACATATTGCCAGAGTATCAAATCCAAATAATCAGGATAATCCAAACTATGCAGGGTTGTTAAGATATTGTATTAAACATAATCATTGGTCTGTCTTTGAACAGTCATCTATGACACTTCAGATCGAAACAACAAGAGCTATCGCAGCACAGATATTAAGACATAGATCATTTACTTTTCAAGAGTTCTCACAGAGATATGCACAAAGTAATGAGTTAGGAGAGATAGAATTACCAGATTTAAGAAGACAGGATTTAAAGAATCGTCAGAACTCTACAGATGATTTAGATCCTTTTGTGAAACAGAAACTCGAAGCACAGATGATAACTCTCTTCAGTTCTGCTCAGTCATTGTATAATCAGATGATTGATGAGGGAGTTGCAAAAGAATGTGCTAGAATGGTATTACCTTTATGCACACCTACAAAGATATACATGACAGGATCATGTCGTTCTTGGATACATTATATTGATCTAAGATCAGCACACGGAACACAGAAAGAACACATGGACATTGCAGAAGCATGTCGTAAAGTGTTTACCGAACAATTCCCTACTGTGTCCGAAGCCCTTGAGTGGGTCTAAATATTTACAAAACTTAAAACACCTATGCCTACTTACCCTGTAAAGAACTTGAAAACTGGCGAACAAAAAGAAATCCAGATGTCAATGACCGAGTACGATCAATGGCGAAAAGATAATCCTGATTGGGATAAAGACTGGATGCAAGGAGTTGCAAACGTCGGAGAAGTCGGAGAAGTCTATGATAAACTTCGTAAGACACATCCCGGTTGGAATGATGTATTACACAAAGCATCTAAAGCTCCCGGTTCTAAAGTAAGACCTGTTTAATATGCCAAGAAAAAGAAAAGCAGAACAACAACCCATAGGTGTCGGACTCACGGCAAAACAAATGAAGAGGAAAAAACCAATCAACGCTGACATGTTGAGGGACATCGATCCTCTGACAGAGAATCAGCAAAAATTATTTGAGTCATATTCTGAAGGAAAAAACATTATTGCATACGGTGCAGCAGGTACAGGAAAGACCTTTATAACGCTGTACAATGCGTTGTGTGATGTCTTAGATCCATCCACACCCTACGAGAAAATATACATCGTCAGATCGCTTGTATCGACCAGAGAGATTGGTTTCTTACCCGGAGATCATGAGGACAAGTCTACTCTCTATCAAATACCATATAAGAATATGGTGAAGTATATGTTTGAGTTACCATCAGCAGCAGATTTTGAAATGCTCTATGGTAATTTAAAAGCACAAGAAACGATCTCATTCTGGAGCACATCATTTATCAGGGGAACAACATTTGATAGGGCCATAATCATCGTTGACGAGTTCCAAAACTTGAATTTTCACGAGTTAGATAGTATAATGACTAGAGTAGGAGAGAACACAAAGATCATGTTCTGTGGAGATGCAACACAAACTGATCTCATTAAACAAAACGAAAGAAATGGTATTGTAGATTTCATGAGAGTCCTTCGTTTGATGTCATCAATAGATATCATTGAGTTTGGTGTAGAAGATATTGTTCGATCTGGTCTAGTTAAAGAATTTATTCTTGCAAAAATGGAACTTAATTTATGAATTTTATTCATCATAATTATCTGGGTGATCTTGAATTACAAAAAAAAGAAACTAACGGTATAAGACTTTATAATCTTCCAAGTGGAGATTGGGTTCCGTCGATTACTTCTGTGACATCCTTTTATAATCGTCAGATCTTTGCTGACTGGAGAAAGAGAGTTGGTGTTGAAGAGGCAAATAAGATTACAAGAAAAGCAACTGCTCGTGGTACAGATTATCATGAGGCAGCACAGAACTATTTGTTAAATCTTGAATTGAAATGGGATGAATATCAGCCTCTCACAAAGTTCATGTTTTACAATACCCTACCATATCTGGACAAGATAAATAATATACACGCTATCGAAAGGACTCTTTACTCAGAATACCTCGGTCTTGCCGGTAGAGTTGATTGCATCGCAGAGTATGAAGGAGAGTTAGCTGTAATAGATTTCAAAACTTCAACTAAGATAAAACCAGAGAACTGGTGTACAAATTATTTTGTACAAGAAATGTTTTATGCTGCTGCGTACTACGAACTAACAGAGATCCCTGTAACAAAGTTAATTACAATAATGGTAACTCCTGACGGAGAGGTAAAAGTATTTGACAAACGTAACAAAGGAGACTATATTAAATTATTAGTTCGTTACATCAAAGAATTTGTATCTCACAATACTAGGTCGCCAAATGGACAATGAACTAGAAAAGGCATTCGAGGATAAGTTTTACTGTCCTGCTCGTTTCGCACAAGAAATTGAAGGACTTGTGCAAGCACAAGAAGAGATGAATTACATCGATGCGATTGTCTATTTCTGTGAAATAAATTCCATTGATCTTGAGTCAGTTCCAAAACTGATATCAAAACCACTCAAAGAAAAACTTAAGTATGAGGCACAGGAACTCAACTTTTTAAAAAGAACTTCAAGGGCTAAATTAATTTTCTGATGGATTATGATGAGAACCCATTTTGGGGTGAACCAACTCCC